TGTTTAAACGGCATGTTGGGAAAGGTGTTTCCAGCTTTTACCTCGTCTAATGCAGCTAATCGTTGAATGCGCTACACCGAAGCGCGCTGCTATTTGCTTGTTGTTCAGCCCGCGCTTAATTAGATCGATAACTTGCATAGCATCTTTCTCGCTTAGCACTGCGCGAGGGTTGCTATCGCCCGCAGACCCAGCGCATCTATGGCGACCCTTACGCATCATGTCTTGCGTGTTATCCCCGCAACTACCAAGCCATAAGTGCTTTGGGTTAACACAGCCCGGGTTGTCGCACGAATGGCAAACAATCCTGCCTTGAGGGATGGAGCCGCTGTGAATCGTGTACGACACCCGGTGGGCTAACTCGTCATATCTGCCTATTTTTAATCTTCCATAACCGTCCTTGTTGCGGCTTGCCTGCCATTCCCAGCAGCCAGTTTTAATATCAGGCTCATATCGACTTCTAAACCTTGAGCGATCTTCTACAGACAGGCGCATAAATCCTCCAGACAAAAGAAAGCCGCCTCGTGGGCGGCGGTTATCGATGCGCTTCTCGCTCAGTGCACGGCGGTGGCATCGAGTCGCCTTCGTATCGCTCGACCGTGCTGATTGCCAGGCCACGCAAATACCAGTCGCCAACCATCTCCTTGCGCTCGGCTTCCGTCTCGCCATCATTGATCCAGCTCATTGCCACGTTGCCGCCGCATACCGGGCAGTTGGCCAGCATCATCTGGCCGAGGTGTTTTCGTTCTGTCATCATCACTCCATTAGCTCCAATACCTCATCAACCATCGCGCTGATCTTCTCGCACGACTCGCGGATCTCGTTGCCTCGCTCGTTATCGGTATGCACCAGAATCTCCCGCGCCGTGGCATCGATATTGCCGTCTACCTCTCGCCAGATATCCAGCACAGCGTTGTAAAGCACCCGCTCTTTAGCTGTGCCATCTAGCTGCAATCGATGCATGTACTCATACAGGCACCGAGCCAGTGCCGCCGTGGTCGTATCGCCGCTGACGCTGATCGTGCCGTCCATGGCGTCGGACATCCAGCAGCGCCAATACGTGCCGTCTTTTATTAGTCGGGGCTTTTGCATGCGTCCCCCGGCTTCGGTGCGGCTGATAGCATGGCCTTATAAAGCCCTTTGCAGTCCAAGCGCTCATGGTATCGGGCCACGCTGCCGTGATTCTGCATTTCTTGCGTCGGCTCCACTGGCACGCATTGCCATTCTTCCGGACAAGCTGCTTGAAAAGCATGCCAAGCAAAATCTAGGGTGGCGTTTTCATACGCGTTGGCATCGGAGCTGTAATCTCCCAGGTTAATATCAACGCCATATCGTTCGCACCATTCAATGACGAACTCCTCAAAACGCTCTCGCTGGCTCATAACTGGCTCATTTGCGCTCATAAGCACCTCGCAATAAAAAAACCGCATCAGCGGCCATAGTCTCTAAACAGTCGTGTCGATAACCGCCACAGCGGCGTATCCGGTATGCGCCTACGCACTGCTAGCGCGGCGATCCGCTGGGCTTGCGGCAGCTTGTCGAGCATGCTCATGTTCCGTGCATTTGACGATAATTCGGCCTTTGCTCTTACTCATGGGCGGCATGGCCGAAAAGGGTAGGTGAGTGCAATTATCGTGCAACTTTGCACAGCTCATGCACATGCTGGCTTTGGGTTGATACGTCATGCCTCGCCCCTTACCGGCCAATAGCGCGGCAGGCCTTTGCTAAACGACACTCGCACGCGCCCTTGCTTTAGCCACAGTCGCAGCAGCTTTTCCGCTTCCCGCGTAGGATTAACGCCGTGCGGGAAGGCGTTTCGCTTTGTGAGTGCGTTTTCAATTTGTGGCAGGGTGAAGGGCTTGGGTAGTGAGTGGATGATGCTGGTTCTCACTTGCTTAGCTCCCCTGCTTGGCGGAGGTAGTCGTCGGCTTGCTCTAACAGCCACGCTCTTTGGGCACTACCTGGCGGGCGTTTGCTGGCCACGGTTTTTAGCGCTTCTGCCTGCTTAATCAGGTCGCGGCGGAGGATGCATATATAGGGTGATTCCTTGGCCATATACCAACCCTCATCAAACCATTCTCCATTGGTCTCATCGGGATCGGGGTCGCGGCGCATCCACTCTTTCCAGGCTTCAACTTTTGCCGCCAACGCATCCCGCTCCGCTTGCACCTTCTCCAGCTCAGACGTCAGCCGCGCATTAGCCTCACGCTCGCTTTCCAGCGCTGCCGGGCTGCATTGCGCGTACATCCTGGCGGCATTCTGCTCTAGCGTATGCGCCGCTGCTTTAGCGGCATCCATGCCCTGCTGTGCTGCTTTAGCTTGCCGCGTCAGCGCGTTTTTAAGCTCGGTGATCTGCTCTTGCTGTGCCTGGCATTCCTTGTCAAGCCCTACGTTGCGGCGCTCCAGTTCGGCGATGCGCTTCTGTGCGTCGCTCAGTTCGCCCTCTATTCGCTCCATCGGCGTCATTTTAAGCCGCCCTCATGCTAGCCAACTGTTTAGCCTGCTCGGCCAGCTCTTTGCGCAGCTCTATATTTTCAGCGGTCAGCGCGTCGTTTTCAGCCAGCACGGCTGATTTTTCGTGTTCCAGTTCTTCTATGCGCTGGCATAACTGATTAGCCAGCTCATCGCTGGCGATTTCAAATTCGCTCATGATTATCTCCAGTAATGATGTAACGGTCGCGGCTCGGGCCGATCAGCGGCTGCTGGCCGGGCTCCAGGTGCCAGTCGAAGCGGTGCAGGCAGCGGTCACACTGCTTCTCGTTGATCGATCGGTAGAGGCGTAGGCGCTGGCTGCCGCACCTAGGGCAGCGTTTAGTTGAGGCTTTCAATGTGTTGCTCCCACAAAAAAGCCGCGCTGGTTACATCGTTAGCGCGGCTACCTAGCTCGCCCAGGTATTCAATTTCGTCTATCCAGTTCATAACACCTCCCATAGTTGCCGCACTGACGCGGCGGCTTACGGCTTGCTCACAACCCTACTGCAAGTGCAGTGCCGCGCATCCGCACACGCAATGCGGGTAGTCGCGTTAAGGAGCGGTGTTGCACAAGCTGGTGCGGTTATTGCCCCCACCGCATCCTGGGGTTGCTTCCACAATTAGGCGTTAAGTTTTACATTGCTGGTACTTGAGCGCCCCAGTCAGGCATCAACTAAAAGGTATTTCGTCATCGAAATCATCGAAGTTGCCGGGGTGATTAGGAGGCAGGCCCTGGCCTTGCGGCGGCGCGCCATAGCCTGAATTGGTAGGCTGCTGAGGTGGGCGCTGCTGGCCTTGTGGCGGGTAACCTCCTTGCGGCTGCTGGTAGCCAGCCTGAGGCGCTTGCTGCCCACCTTGAGGCTTTCCATCCAACATGATCATGTCGTTAATGATGATCTCGGTGCTGTACTTGTCTTGGCCGTTCTGATCCTGCCATTTGCGCGTCTGCATCTTTCCAGACACATGCAGCTTTGAGCCCTTAGTGACGTACTGTTGGATAATCTCGGCAGTCTTGTTAAACGCGACCAGCCGCACCCACTCGGTCTTTTCCTGCACCTGCCCACTTTGCTTGTCTCGCCATTTTTCGCTAACGGCCAAGCTAAGATTCGCAACAGGCGTGCCTCCGGGGGTAAAGCGCACCTCGGGATCCTGCCCAACATTGCCGATGAACCTGCATTCGTTTAATCCGCGAGCCATAAATACTCCAAAAGAAAAGGCCCCGTAGGGCCTAGTGGTTGTTAAGCCGCTTCTAGCTCGGCCATTGCATCACTGTATCCAGACCAGTTATCTACGCCTGCGGCTTTCAGTGCGTCGAGCATGGCCTGGGCGGCTAGCAGTTGGTCGTACTCCTTACGGCTGATCGTCACCTGCTCGGGCGCTTTCACCTGGCTGCCACGCTGGAATGAGTCGACGGCGGCATGTATGCGGCTGGTGTCGATATTTGCGCTAACCGTCCTGTCTTTTCCGGCTGCATAGTCAACGCCGGAATAGTTCGGCGCGCTATGCTCGGCAGCGGCGGGCAGTGGTTCCGGCTCTGGCTGCGGTTCTGGCTTGCGCTTCTCAGCTTCCTCGGCTTGGCGTTTGGCTTCTGCCTCGGCGGCGTCACGCTGCGCCTTGGCCGCTTCCTCCTGGCGGATGCGTTCGCGCTCTTCATCAAACTTGGCTTGCTCGGCTGCCTTGTGCTGGGCGATGCGGGCAGCAATCACCGCCTGCAGGTCGTCGCGCTGTTTCTGAATCAGGTCGCGCCAATCGCTAAACAGGAAGGCATACTCGCCTTGCTCGGCATCTAGCAGCGCCTTGTTGCCATTGATCTCGTTTGCTAGCTGCTGGCATTCAACTTTGGCGCGGGCTACTTCGTCATCGGCGGCGGCTTGCAGGGTGGCGATGGTCTTTTTGCCTTTCATCGCGCCTGCAATATCCAGGCTGTGCGATGGCTCTAACGGGCAATCCAGCTTGGCAAGAAAGGCATCAAACGCTGCAGCCGCATTGAGCTGAATCTCGATGCGTCGGTTTTCCTTCTCCGCCTTCACCAGCTTGTTCAGATAGAGCCGCTTTTGCCGCATCGTTTCGCGCAGCTCGTCGATGGTATCGAACAGCTCCGCAATGCTAGCGGTCTGCTCAAGCGCACGCTGTTTGCTCTCTTCTAGCTGCTTCTCGCCTTTCTGCAGCCATTTAACCGTGCTATCTGCGTCGGCAAAGTCCTTATCGGTGACTAGCTCCGTCTTGAGGCCGTCGATCATCGCCAGCGCTTTGGCTTTGAAGTCGGGCAGGTTGCTGGCTTGCACGCCACCCGTCATCTGGATGCTGAGCGCGGGCAGCTTGTCCGGCGCTTCGCCTTGCGGCGCGACCGTTTGCGCCTGGGGCTGGTAGGCTTCCAGATCCGCTTTGAACTGTTCCCAGCCTGCAAACAGCGCCGCGATGTGCTCCGGCGTGGTGGTGTACCAGAACCAGTTGCAATCCTCCTCGGTTCCGTCGCTAGCCATAAATAGGCACTTCTCGGCACCGCTGACGGCTAGCTGCTGGTCCATCTGCACCTTGTAATGCTCGGGCAGCGTTTCGGCGGTGGCGGTGCGCAGCTCGTCGTTCGCCAGTTTGTGCTCCCAGATCACCGTTTCCATCATGGTGCAGCCGTCGAAGCTGGCTAGCATCCATGGGTGCTCGTCGTGGGTGGCGGTGCAGGGGTAGAGCTCCTCACCGATGATGCGCTCGGCAATCGGGCG